TGTGACATCTGTATCGTTCTCATAAACCGCGCAGCTCTGTACAGTTTCCACGTTTGTGAGGATCGCAGACTTGATGCTATCTGTCATCGTGGACGAGCGGTTGAATATCTTGGATGCATACGTTTGCCGGAGCTGGGTGTCAGTCTCTTGCTCTCTGCCGGGAATATAGGGGCACTTGTTTGTGACACTGATCTTGTCAGACAGTGTGCCAATAACCTCAGTAACGGCTCCATCGGGAATAACAATATCCCCATACTCTTCTGTTGCAAATAGAATGACGGAAGTGACTTCGTTGATTTCAACACCAGCGCTGACGGAAATAGTGTTGGAGGAAGCAGTATCTCTCGCTTTGATCCACAAGACTTGCTCATCTTCTGTCAAGCCGGAGACGCCAGCGCTAAATGCAGCAAGGTTATTGATTCCACTTACCAACTGAATCATGAGGACTGATTTTGTAGTTGTGCTTGAAGCGTAGGCTTTTACTTCAAAATCATTCAAAACAATGGAATACCAATTGTTCGGAATCAAGGTGCCAATCTGCAGTTCGATTTCATTGAAGGCTTGCGTGGTTATCTTCTGAGGCTCATCTATAATCAGATTTGTTTTTGGCTTCGTAGTTGTGCTGAGCATCGTTCCCGTTGGAAGCTCAGTGTTATCATCACCAGTAACATGAATCGGATAGTAGGATTTTCTCGCCTGCTCTCTTGTAATGCCGCCGTACTGGACAGCCATATCAAGATTTTCTCCTTCAGCAGAAGACGGATACTGCGAATAGTACACATCTTCGCCGAACTCCCAGAGTTCCGCGATTCTATCGGCAATATTCGTCAGAAGATGGTTGATAAACGACTGTGGATTTTGCCGTGTATTGACTCCCCATGCATCGCTGAGCTGGGAATGCATCTGGTCAAGAATAACATCCAGACGCTTGATATTCGGCCCTTTGTTGGTCAAACCATAATCAGCCAACGAGCTCTACCTCCTCTCGATACTTGTCTTCCCCAATATAGATATCGTAATCGAACTTTGCTTTACGAGACTTGGGATCATACTGGACATTGGTGACGATAGCATTGTCAACGCCTTGCACCTGCACGATCTCGCTGCGGATAAGGCTCTTGATCTTCAGAATGTTCGGGTTCTTTACCCAGATTTCTTCAAACCACGGCAAACCAAATTCGGGTCCAAGCCGCCATTCGTGGTAAATCCATTTCAATCGGATAGCTACCGCCTGCCGAATACTGTCAGTAAGCGAAATGTCTCCATTCTCTGTCACAACGATATCCCCGTCTTTTGTAAGCAAAACATCGTTCATGTGTGTTTCCTTTCTGGATGGCGTATAGTTCCTCCGAAAAGCCCAAGAAAGCCTGAAACGTAGTTTTTGGTAAGTGTGTTTCCGATCAGCGTTCCTCGTTTTCCCGGGGCTTTGGTGGGATTTGTGCGTTAATTTGGATCGTAGTACGGATAGCTGCCGGAAACAGTGAGATCTCCGTCAACATGCAAATCACCGTCAACGATTACCTTTGGAGATTGGATGACAACAGCGTTTTCCGCGCAAGCCTTCGCCAACGCAGCATTCGGTGTGACAAACAGGCCGGGAATGCAAATGGCATTCGTCAGGTCAAACCCAAGATCGGATCCTTCGTTGCCATCGCGGTTGATTCCGTACATCCAATAGTCGAGGCTTTGCTCAGCAACGATTACAAGACAGCCATCTCCCGGCTTAATCGGAAATGCGATTGTTGTGCCCTGTGCAGCTGACTGAGGAATCACGACCGGGACACCGGATACATTCGGATATGGTAATGTGCCGCCAGACGGTATGCGAAAGAACATCTTCGGCATGATGGTGGCTCGGCATGTGGAGGGATCAAAGCTGACAATCTCACCCGGGAATGCGGTGTGCATTCCGTTCATTACATTCTTGGCGGTCTCATGCACCATATCAACAAACTCAGAAAGCATTATCCCTTCACCTCCAAAAGCTGGGCTTTGCATACCCAGTCACCAGACACATTGTCCCCGGTGATTTCGAGCTTCTTCACGCGGAAGTAACCAGTCACGGTTTTACTCTCCAGTTTGACATAGTCGCCGATATCGATGGATGCGTTGAGGAAATACACAACTTCCCAGCCAAGCTGTTTTTCGGACGTGCCGTTATCTTTAGTGGAGCTTTTCTCCAAAGACACTCTTGCAGGAATCTCAATAAGTCCCGTGTCAGCATTAAGCAGGTAGACTTCCTTGCTCATGACATCGCCGGGTCTCTTGATCTGGAGAACTCCATTCTGCAGCGTCCAAGTGAGGCCACAGCTATTGCAGGCCTTTGTTAAGGCATCTTTTGCTTTCCCTACGAAAGAGAAGCCATTCACGGCATCCTTGAAGGTGGCATTGTATGAATAAGTCACAGCCACACCCATTTGGTTAGCCAGATTGTCTATGATGGCTTTCCAGCTCACCGTTCCGCTGTAAGCCAGCGAAACATAGGTGTCTCGCGTTGCGACAAGGCTGTCTACAATCTCGATCTCAGTCTTGCGGTCTGCACTGTCCAGCGTGGTCTTTGAATAAGAAACGTTTCCGGCAAAGACCAACGCGATTCGATCACCGTAACCCGCTCTCAAAGACAAGACGCAGTTCTTCCTGTCCAGAACAGACAGATGGTCTTTGTTGAGGTTCCAGACTGTCACCTTTCCTGTGTTTTGCTTATCATCATCGCTTTTCTGAAGCGAAAACTCGATGTGCAGAGGCACTGGCTGTTCAGGAGTAGTAGCTCCGATTTCAAACCCGGTTCCTCCTCCGGGGCCTGCAGCCAGCCTGTATTGTCGATCAAAGTTCTGATAGTTAGCCACAAAAACCTCCTTTAAGGAACCTGCCAATTTGTCACGGTGACAATAACGTTATAGTAGACGCTACGATCTGCGTTTTAGGTCAATCGGGAAATAAACGAATTGGGCAACGCCATCCCGAAAATCATACCTTCCGATATGGTCAAGGGTAGTAAGTGCTGCAAAGCCTCCGACCGGGAAGTCTTCCGATCCAGTGAATAGGTTGAGGAAAAAGTTCGGGACAACTCTGATCCCGATTGCTATAGGTTCATCCAGAGCCGTATAGACGCCGAACTTCCAGAAGTCTTTCGTATCGTTATATGTGAACCGAATATGATAAACCGTCCCATTAAGAACAATGCGGGACAGACTATCGTTCAAATCAGGGACTTCGATGATTGTGTATTCCATAAGGTCTCCTACGTTACGATAACGCCTGTGTTGTTATTAGCGGTTCCAGATCCGTCCTGAGTTATTCCAGCAGAATCAAACAGGGACTTAAGAATGGTTTTCTTCCGCTCACTTTCAGATCCATTCTTATTGTTGCCGGACGTCGAGCCATTTGACGTATTAGCCGAACCAGCAGATGTCGTTGTGCCACCGGACTTTCCATAGTAATCTGGGATGCTGGTGGTCTGCAGGGACGTGACACGGATCTTCTTGAAGCTGATCGGGATTTCTTTGGAATAACCATATTCTGCAGTCTTGCGGAACGATATGCTCGTGATCGCCATATCTGTGTACGACGAATCCGTGGTGATGACAGTGACAGGTTCGGATTTGAAATACAATTCCTCCAACTGCTTGCAGATTCGTTCAGTGCGTCCGCGCTCGGTCTGGTGTATCGTTGCCCAACTGACCGGAGAGTCAGTTACAAACAACGTCATGGACAGTGTTTCCGGATTGAAAAGAATTGCGTCGCTCACAGAGAAGCCTGACTCCACTGCATACTCAGGGACGGTAGCTTCAAGAGTTCGCTCTTCTTCGATCAAAGCATCAAACTCTATGCCAGAGATAGATACAGGCTGTTTTGCTCTCATCCAGTCTCCTCCTTACTGACAATATGCAAGACTTCTCGCAAGCTGATCAGAAGCATCGCTGGCAGCCTTATTCATGGCAGAAGCAGATTTTTCCTGTCCCGCCTTATCGCCGTTGAATGTGTTGTGGATTTCAACCTTCTGATTAACTGTCTTATTGTTCGTGGTGTTCCGTGTGCTGGACACTGCCGTGCTTTTCTTTGCATACTGGGATGTCCTGATTTGTCCTGCAGCCTCATTGTATCCGTAAAGCAAGGCATTAGCCTTATCTTTATAATTCGTTTCGCTGCGTCCACCGCCGTAATGTTCAACACCGTTTCTTTCATAGCCATCCGCCGCTGAAACGTTAAGTTGTGGAGCTTGAATCTTTCCATCAGCCGACCAAGAAAATCCCTTGACCCAATTGACGACTTTTCCGATTCCAGAAATAACGCCTTCAATAATGCCACCAAGGAACTGGAGGATTTCGACTACGGGTTCAATAGCCTTATGGATGGCCTCGAATGCAGCCTTTCCTTTCTCTTTGATGGTATCCCAATTCTTGTAGACAACAACTCCAATAGCGACAACGGCAGCTATAGCGGCAGCAATCCAAAAAACCTTATTTCCAAGCAAAGAGAGCAACGCTGGTGCTTTTTTCACAAGCCCACCAGCTTCCTTCCCTTTGTCTACGGTTTCTGCGACATCTGTCCGTAGAAGCTTTAACAGTCCGCTTCCGATTTTGAAGAAGCTGAGTATAGGAGAAAAAAACTTAGCTAAAGCGCCGAATGCAATGATCCACGCGATGAAGGACTGCTCTCCTTTATCTTCGCTAAGTTTTCCTGTAAGGCGATCAATGAACTCAATGACGCCTGCAAATCCTTCTCCAAGATTTTCAAACAAATCATCGCCGAGCTTCTTTTTAAGCCAATTGATAACTGGCTCTGCTATCTTTTTTAGCGAGTCCCACACACCAGCAAAGAACTTCTTGAGATTGCCCCAAATGTGAATAATCTTATCACGCATTGTTTCTGCATCAATGCCAGCTTTTTCAAAAGCATAGCCTATCACAGAGTCTTTACCTTGCATGAAGCCGATAAAATCTTCAACAATAAGCGCGATAGCTATTAAAGTTATATAAAGCGGATGGAGAACATTGCTGATAACCTTAATGAACTTCCAAATCTTCTCCAGTCCAGAAAGGATTGCAGGGAACTTCCACGCAAGGAGAAACGGGCCAATTACAATAAGAAGCGATTTTATCAGGTTTTCAGTTCCGCCAACTTTATCGTTCAGCCATTGCACTCCGGTGCGCGCTTTACTGAGGAGCGATAGAAGTTTATCGAACAGCTTTGCCATATTGCGTCCGACCATATCTGTTATGCCGAACATTTTGTTGGTCTCATCGACCCAGAAGCCAAAGCTGTTGCGTATGTAACGGAGAGCATCGCTTACTCCAAAGGACAACTCTCCGTAGGCTTTATCGATTGATTCGGCTGAGCCGATGACAGCTTTCTTGATGGTTTCTGCGGTAAGCTGTCCGCTCTTGCCCATTGCGATCAGTTGCTCGTTCGTCTTTCCGAGACTTTCTCCAAGCACCTTTGATAATGCAGGTGTCTGGCTGATCATTCTGGTGACATCGTTTGCGCTGGCCTTACCACTTGCAGCCACACGCTTGATGGTAGCATGCATGGCAGAAATCTCACTATCAGAGTAGCCTGCTGTCGCACCGAGCTTATTGACATACTCGACGAACGTCGCCGCTTCATCCAACGGAAAGATTTTCTCGTTCGCCTGCTTTAGGGCTATGACAGAGTTAGCCATGCTGGCATATGTCGCACGGCTATTATTCGCGGATTGAAGAATCTTCTTCTGGATTTCTTCAAGGTTTGCACCTTCTCCGGCAGCATAAGCGATCCTGTCGCCGATACCGTCAAACTCTTCTGCAAGCGAGTTGAGGTACTTCAAGCTGAAGCCGATGCCGAGAGCGCCGAGGAGCTTCTTCGCAGTATTCGCTATTGAGTTGATGGTGGAATTGACTGCTTGAACGTCTTGCTTGTTTACTCGAAAGCCAACACTGTTGACAAACTCCGCTATCGTCAAATCAAATCACTTCCTTTTCCATCAGTGGTTATCAGCGCTTCTTCGCATTTCCTCGGCTTGGCCCGACTGTATGTCGATATCCATTTGGCGGAGGGCATACAGTTTGAGCGCTTCATCCAATGTGTATATCTCTTTCAACTCCCACATGGAAGCCATATGATCCTTTATCAGGATGTACATTCTGAGCTCCAGATCGGAGAATTGTTCTAAATCAAGTTCGCCATATTTTTCGTAGCTGTCTCCACTACCTGAGGCATAGCCGCTTGGACGCCAAATCGGGCGAACAGCTTCGCGAAAAAACCGCCAAAATTAAGCTTCAGGACCTCGAAGCAGAGAACAAGCATATCCTGCAGTTCCCCGCAGAACACTTCATTGGCAAGATCATAGTCGAGCTGCTTGGTCATACCATCCGTGACAGGTCCTTCGACCGATACATTACGATAGGTGATAAGCAGCTTTTTCATGAGTGCTTCGAAATCATCACCAGACAGGCTACTGAGAGCCTTGCTCAATGCAGGCAGAGCCGAATCTGTGTCAAGTTTCATGATATCGAAGTCTTCAGCACTCTGAGGGTTCTCCCCCATTGCGCCGGAAATAATCGGAGCGATAGCTCCAATGATCGGCGTGAGAATAGCCATCAATTCACCGCTGAGATTAGCGGCAATGAAGGCGCCAAACGGCCTGAGGTAGAATGTATTCTCCCCTATCCGTTTTTCAATAACCTCCGTCTGTTTCATTGCTTTTCAACCCCCATTTGTTTTTGAGAAAAGGCCGCCCCATCGCTGGAGCGGCCTTGGAATTACTACTCCGTGATCATTCCGGAGCCAGTCTGCAGGTCCCACTCACGGTTGCCGGATTCACGGCCGAAACCACGGCTCGCGGGCTTGATAGGCCATGCGGCATCAGACGAGAAAAGCATGCCGCCCTTCAGATCCTTAATTTGGATCGGGAACATAGCGTCGCCCTGAAGCCTGTCCTGATTGAACTTGTTCTGCAGGAACGAGTTCGTGGGAGACGAGCTCAGAACAACGAGCTTGACATTGTAGGTGTCATCAGGGCTGATGCTGCGGACAATCTCGCCGTCAGCACCGACCTTCTTGGTCACGCCGTCGCCGTTGGAATCAACAGTGATGAAGCTGTCTTCAGCGTATCCGGTTACAGTGTGGGGGCCAAGCGAAATGATGACTTCTTTCGGGTTATAGGTATGAATCTGTCCCATTTACTCTTCGACCTCCTTAGAATGTGTAAGAAACGGTGCCGTTGATCTCGGCATAATGGATCGCGCCAGACAGTCTCGCGGTGAACTTGCATCCGGTGAGCCTGCGCGATGCTCTGTCAGCAGCGGAGATAGACGCCGCCAGCGGCACAGTTGTCCGATAAGCAGGGATCAGATCACCAAGCTCATCGTATTCATCGGGAGCGATGCCTCCGGCATCCTGACCTGCCTTAAGGGAAGCCAGCATCTGATTCTGCACCAGAGCAATGCCAGCATCGGTGTACGGGATCTTCGGGTTGGCAATGAACAGGTTGACGATGCGAACCTGCATATCATTCTTCAGCCAGTCGCGGAAGCGAATGATATCTGCCCACTCACCGTTTCTGGTCTTGCCATTCATGGTGATATGACGGTTGCCCACGGTGATAAAGTAGTTCATACCGCTGTTGTCAAGCTTCGTCATTTGGGACGCTGTAAGCTCAGAAGGCTCAACCAAGGCAAGCTGCTTGAACGCGGCAGTCTCACTGCCGGACTGATAAGCAAGCCATTTCGCTACGAATGCGACATGAATGAAATTGTTGATGCTGGAACCATCAACAGCTGCGGTTCCGCTGGGATTGGC